AACCTTGGTCAAGCCATTTTTGGATGGCCTTTCCAAAGTCTGCCAGGGTTACGGCTAAAAACCATAACCCCTCGTGTTCAGCCCGCCCCGCGACATATTTTATGTCACGGGTGGCGCTAGTGCAGCATCGTATGGCCAATTCATTGGCCATACAGGACCAGAGGGACATCAGGCTTTTCACGCTACCTCCTTTCTAAGGGAGATTGGCGATCCCTAGCCCGATGAAGTCACCCCAAGCGTCTAGCAGTGATTAGCTGCGACAACGCCTTGGATAACTAGGTAGGAGAAGTTCAGCAGCGTGATGAGGACAGCCACCGCCCTTGCGGCCGGTGACGTCTTCGCCAGCTTGTCTGACTTCCTCCGACCGCCGAAATCACTTCGGCGATTCGGAACCTGCCTGTTTCTCACTTAAGAGATCCAGACGGTTATGCTAGACGAGCCAGCCACGGACACTGTTCGGCCCCGTGTTGGGACCGATCATGTCGTAGCCCTCGTCCAGGTACAACCGGATCCACTTGTGCACCAACTTCGCCTTGCTGAAGTCCGCGTTAGCGAACAACAGCTCGATGAAGTCGCCGTCGTGGGCGATGTCCGAAATGGACAGTCCCAATCCGGCAAAGGCCGAGCCAACCGACAACTTATCGTCGTCGATTCGCGAGACCAACAGTGCCTTAGTGGCGGAATCCAACTCGAGGTTGGGGTGTATCGTATACAACGGTACTCCTGACTCCCGAAAAGGAATTCCGGGATCGATAGGTGAACAGACAAGCCCTACGTCGTCACCCATCTCGAAGACGGAACGACCAAGACCGTCGACGCCCCGTTACTCTTACGAGCAGCAAGGCGTTCGGTACTCGGTCGTCCCTCTCCGGAGCAAGCGCTTCGTGCAGAACCCCAACTTTACGTTGGAATTCCAGCACAAAGTGATCGAGCTCCTTCCAGGCATCCTTCTCATCCCCTTCTTGGGGAGGAAGTTGGCTAGAATGAAGCTCGAGCTTACGACGAAGAGTCAACTCGGAATTGAGCCCCTTAGGACTCGCCTCCGAGAAGCTTCGAGATGAGCGCGTCCGATGTGGCACTCAGCTGGGTTCGGAAACCGATCCAGACATTGAGTGCCTCGGCCGGCGTGTAGCCCGCGGGCGGAAGGTCGAAGACGGTGTAAACCGCCATTCCGACCTTCACGTTTTCCGTGGGCTTGAACACGTCAGCCGCCATCTTGGACGTATCGAACCGCACCATCCTGCGAATCCGCTTCCCGTACTGATGGGAAACGGTAAGCAGGTTGAGGCCATCCCCGGACTGGTACTCGGAACGGTCATCCCCCACGCTAGTGCGCGGGAGGCTGATCGCCGAGCCAGGCGGGATAGTGATGGTCTGCGGATCGGTGAACGACATGGGCATCCCTCCTAGGAGTCTTGTGAGACCCCCATTGGCGTTTGGTACTACAGTGCATCCGTTGCTAGCTCCGGGAAAGTCCCAGAGCAGCAGCGATGGACAACTGAAACGGATTAAAACCGTTCCAGGTAAGTCCGAACCCAAAGGGTGTTGCCTTCCGTCTCACCTTGGTTTCACTAACCAAAGTGATAGGGATGGGCAGGATCGACGAGTTTCTAAGCCCGTTCGGTCCCGCAAATACGTACTTGTCGGAGCGCATAGTGTGCTCCATCATGTATCCGTATTTCAACACCAGGCCGTAGATGGCTGCATCGGAGATATTCGAAAGAACATCCCCGATGTTTGTAAACCAATCTGCGGCCCAGCTCCAAGGGGCAAGGTTCCACACCACGTCTGGTGTGAAAGAAAGTCCGAAGACCTTCTTACACATCTGGACGGATCGCGTAATGTCACTCCTTAGACCGTAGTCCTTAGGAGTGTAATACGTGAAACCGCCAGAAAACCAGCGGGATGTCAAGGACGTTCTAGTCCTATAGACCCTACCCTTTGGCAGAGCATCCGAATACAGGACGGCGTGCGAAGGCCGCAGATAAACTGCGACATCCGTTCCGACCTGATCCGTTTGCTCACTCACAACTGGTTTGAAAGCAAACCTACGACGAACCAGCTTGCCCGAGTCCCTTTCGAACTGCGTCATATAGACGTGTCGATCGAGAACAGCAGCAGCTATTGCTGCCGCATCTTGGGCAACTGGCTTCCAGCCGAACTGGTATTGCAAATACGTCTCCGCGGGGACCTTTCGGGCCTCGCGAGTTACGTCACGCATCCTTTCAAGGCTGCGCGGATGGAAGAGGTCTCTGACCCCTTCCCTCATTAGCTCTCCCAGGAAGACTGAAGCGTCGGCGACGCTATTGGTAGGCTTACAAGCGGCAATGGCTTTAGATCCCCAAGCATCCAACGTAGTATTACTACTGTTGAAATACGAGGGGAAGCCATGCACGCCTGGAGCTTCGGGAAGGACGGGCCCACTGTAATTACAGTAGGTTTTATACCGGCCTTCTTGGATGACCTCCGACGAGAAGCCGTACTGTGGAATAGATTCCACAACGTACTGCTTCTGGTTGAAGAATTCACCCCCAAGGTCGCCCTGCCAAGAGCCACTTTTGTGACTCTTCCAGTCAGGATGGTTTTCGCTCCGAGTAACCTCGGAACCATTCCACGCATCCAGCACCAACGAATCAGCAGCATGCCCCGCCGTATTATTGCGGGGATCCTGAAGATCGATGGTTCCGTAGTCAATGGAGCCTTTTACGCACCCATCGGGTGCAAGGCGCCTAGACTTAACGGACGCTATTTGTGTTGGAATGAAACCAGAGCTCCTTAGGTCCGTCGTGGGAAACTCCCACGACACTTACTACCAACAATGAGGAACAGAACAGCTGAGCTACCCTCGCGGGTAAGCCCAGCGATCCTCACCATAGGTAGAAGATACACTGCACTAGCCAGAGGGCCCTTTCGGGGGCCC